GATAGATCAACAAATAAAATCTATGAAACACCACAATTTATGTATATGATGATTGCGGCTACACTATTTGCAAAATATCCAAAAGAAAGGAGAATGTCATATGTTAAAAAATATTATGACGCTGTATCAACTTTTAAGATCAACATTCCGACGCCTGTTATGGCTGGTGTCAGGACCCCTCTTAAGCAGTATGCTTCTTGTGTCCTTGTTGACATTGACGATACTCTACCTAGTATCTTCTCTAGCGACATGGCTGTTGGGCGTTATGTTGCCCAAAGGGCTGGCATCGGAATTAACGCAGGAAGGATCAGAGGTATCAACAGCCGTATTAGAGGCGGTGAGGTGCAACATACGGGTGTTATTCCTTTTCTTAAAAAATTTGAGGCTACCGTTAAGTGCTGCACTCAAAACGGAGTCAGAGGCGGATCAGCTACGGTGCACTTCCCTATTTGGCACCAAGAAATAGAAGACATAATTGTTCTTAAAAACAATAAGGGTAGTGAAGATAATAGAGTTAGAAAATTAGATTACTCTATACAATTATCAAAACTATTCTATGAAAGGTTTATAGCAAACGAAGATATAACTCTATTCAGTCCACACGAGGTGCCAGAGTTATACGAAGCATGGGGAACAGAATCGTTTGATGATCTTTACGAGAAGGCAGAAAGAAAAACATCTGTAAAGAAAACAAAGATCAACGCACAAGAATTATTTTTTGATATACTTAAAGAAAGAGCGGAAACAGGTCGTATCTATATAATGAATATCGACCATTGTAATACTCACTCTTCCTTTAAGGACACGGTTACAATGAGTAACCTATGCCAAGAAATAACATTACCAACCACTCCAATCCAACATATTGATGGCGATGGTGAAATTGCTTTATGCATTTTATCTGCCATCAATGTTGGTAAGATAAACAAACGAGAAGAATTACAGCCGCTATGTGATCTTGCTGTAAGAGCATTAGACGAGATTATAGACCATCAGAAATATCCTATTGACGCTGCTGAAAAATCTACAAAGGCAAGACGAAGTTTAGGTATCGGCTACATTGGCCTTGCTCATTACCTTGCAAAGAAAGGTTACAAGTATGATCAGAAACTTGCATGGCGACAGGTCGATAAACTAACAGAAGCATTTCAATTCTATCTGTTATGTGCTAGTGTTGATGTTGCAAAAGAAAAAGGCAAGTGTGCTTTCTTTGATAGAACAAAATACGCAGATGGCATATTACCTATTGATACATATAAGAAAGATGTTGACGAAATTGTTAAGAGAGATTATACCTACGATTGGGAATGGCTAAGAAAAGAAATAAAAGAACATGGTTTAAGACACTCGACCCTATCGGCACAAATGCCTAGTGAATCGTCAAGTGTTGTTTCAAATGCGACAAATGGCATAGAACCACCAAGAGATTATATAAGTGTTAAAAAGAGTAAGAAAGGTCCTTTAAAACAGATTGTTCCAGAGTTTAGTAAATTAAAAAATAATTATACACTATTATGGGACATGAAAGGGAATGAAGGATATATAAATATAGTTTCTGTAATGCAGAAATATTTTGATCAGGCAATATCAGGTAACTGGTCATACAATCCTGAGAACTATGAAGACGGTCAGGTTCCTGTAAGTGTAATGGCACAAGACTTATTACAGACTTACAAACTAGGCTGGAAAACGAGTTATTATCAAAACACATACGATAGTAAAAAAGACGAAGACGAACCTAGTCACCCTATCGGTTGGGTAGATAATGTTCCTGAACAAAAGAAAGGAGATGATTCACAAGAGAATTGTGAATCTTGCACAATTTAATGAAAACGGTATTTAACAAAAGCAAAAATTTAGACACACTTAAGCAACCACTATTCTTCGGCGAAGACCTTGCCGTGCAAAGATATGATACAATGAAGTATCCTATATTTGATAGATTGTGCCAACAACAACTAGGTTTCTTCTGGCGACCTGAAGAGGTATCCCTACAAAAAGATAGAAACGATTATGCTGCTCTTACAGACGCACAGAAATTTATCTTTACAAGTAATTTAAAATATCAGACTATGTTAGATAGTGTTCAAGGCAGAGGGCCTTGCCTTGCATTTTTACCATTTGTAACCAATCCTGAACTAGAGGGTTGTATTGTTGCATGGGACTTTATGGAAACTATTCATAGTAGATCATATACATACATCATCAAAAACCTATATGCTAATCCAGCAGATGTTTTTGATACCATTATAGAAGACAAGAAGATAGAAGAAAGATCAAAAGCAGTAACCGAGGCATACGATAAACTAATCAATCTAGGTTACAAATATCAACTAGATCCAAAGTCTGTTGATATGTATGAGTTAAAGAAAGCATTATACCTTGCATTAGTAACCGTCAATGTATTAGAGGGTTTAAGATTCTATGTATCATTTGCTTGTTCATTTGCTTTTGGCGAACTTAAACTTATGGAGGGTAGTGCAAAGATACTATCGCTTATTGCAAGAGATGAAAGTCAACACCTTGCAATGTCGCAACAAATCATCAAGGCGTATCTAACAAAAGAGAATGATAAGGTGATGAACAAGGTAATTAAAGATACGATCGGCGATGTATATAAAATCTATGATGACGCTGTTCAGCAAGAAAAAGATTGGGCAAGTTATCTATTTTCTAAAGGTTCAATGATCGGCCTATCAGAAAAACTATTACATCAATATGTTGAGTATATTGCAAATAGACGAATGAGAGTAATAGGATTAGAGCAAAAGTATGAACAATCAAGTGCAAACAATCCATTACCATGGACTCAACATTGGTTCAATAGTAGATCGCTTCAAAACGCACCACAAGAAACTGAAATAGAAAGTTATGTTATCGGTGGCGTAAAACAAGATGTTAAAAAAGATCAATTTAAAACTTTCAAACTCTAATGGCAGAAGATAACGATAAAAAGGTGTATATAACTTGCCCTAATTGTGATGTATCATATTGGGTAAAGTGGAAAGATGATGACGCAGAACCCACTACCTGTGCTTTCTGTGGTGCAGATACTTCAATAGATGAAGAGGATGCAATTTTTGAGAATGAAGAAGAAGAAGATAATTGGAATTGATTATAGTTTAACAAGCCCTGCTATATGTGTATGTAGGGGTGACTTTAAATTTGATAATTGTAAGTTTTATTATCTTACAAATAAAAAGAAATGTGAAGGCGACTTTGGTAATATAAATGGCAGACTACATCTACCCTATACCACCGAGACAGAGCGACACGACCAAATATCGAATTGGGCGCTTTCTATTATTGATACTACTATTGGTAATATTTTTATAGAGGGATACTCATACGGATCAAAGGGCCTAGTATTCAACCTAGCAGAGAATATGGGCACACTCAAACATAAACTCTATAAACTCAATAAACGATTTCAAGTAATAGTGCCTGGGCAGATCAAAAAGAATGCTACAGGTAAGGGTAATGCAGATAAACAAAAGATGTATGATCAGTTTATCGCAGACACAGGCATAGATTTAGTAAATAAACTTGACCTATCTAAACTCAATAATCCAGTAACCGACATTGTTGACTCGTATTATATCGCAAAATACGGTGCGAATCAGTAAATGTTCTCGTTTTGTTCTCATTAAATAACCCAAAAAGCGCATAAAATATAGGGTTTTAGTGCTTGACTTTTTGGGTCTAATCTGATATGATATAGTAAATGAAAGAGAGAAAAACAACAATGAACAAAAAACAAATACAAATGATTAAGAAAGTTGAGAACAAAAAAGGTATCAACAATAAAGTATGGTCGTGTATTGCTAAGACTTGTAAATCTGGTTATGATTTAAACACTTACGGTTTAGTAATGGCTAATAGAAGACATTGGGGTAGATTGCTTGAGTTAAGAAAACCAGCAAAAGTTTTATCTACAATTTTTGATATGATAAAATATGATAATGCTTCAGAAAGTCAAATTGTTGATTTCTTAAAATCAAATGTGAAAGAGGTTGCTTAATGAATATGAATGGTTACTTTGCTGTGCAGTTGACGAAACAAGACTCAAAACTTGTATCTACAAAAGCAACATTTCCGATTGTTGTTTCTGATCATATTACACTTGCATATAAACCATCAAAAAGAATTTACAACAAATACAAAAAATTAGTCGGTCATAAGGTCGGTGCGTTGATTGAGGGTTATAGATCAAATGACGCTATAGACGCTTTATGGATAGGTAAGATGATTGATATTAATACAGATAAGAATTTAAAAAGACACGATAAAGGTGCTGCTCATATAACCTTATCACATAAGAAAGGTTATAAACAAGGTGACGCTAATTCTATGTTTGTTGACCCTACAATCAAACAAAAGAAATTAGGTTATGTTGAGGGTGTTATAAAATATTTTGATTACAATAAGAGAGGTAAATAATGAGTGAACATTTTAAAAGTTTTAGTATAGTTTATAAGAGAGAGTATATTGATTCAGAGGATCAACACGATCCTAATTTCTTTATCGGCCATGCTATATACAAAAATGTTCCTATTGAGAAGTTGAAATATTACAGAAAACAATTATTGAAGATGAAAGAAATTTTAGATAAACAATTTAAAGAAGACGCTACTAATTTTACAGGCACTACTGGCATTGAGATAGTTTATCCTGACGAATACTATCAAACATATGAAGATGTGTTTGGCGACTCTGCTGCTGGTGAAATGGGTGCTAAAGATTTATGGAATGATTATGGTCAACAATATGAAAGACAAGGTTTTAGAAAAGACTTTGATCCTGACTTAACAAAAAATTATAGAACTAGAACAGATTACAAATACAACACGATACAATAAAGGAGAACATTATGGGAAAAGTTGATACAGATTGCTATACATTTAAGAGTGATGTAGGCAAAAATCTATACAGAAAAAAAACATACTATACGCTTGTTGTTGAACAAGATGTATTGGCAAAAGATAAAGACGAGGCTGATACTAAATTTACAGACTTCGGTGGTTTAGATCACGGCAAGATTGTAAAAGATTTAGCACAAACAAGTGATGGCGTTGAAACATATATGGTTGACGCTAATTACAATGATTCAGATACGACTCAATATATCGGTAAGGTCAAGTATGATGATGAGTGGCAAGACCTAAAAGAAGCCGTTGAGTGTGAAGATGTGCATATAGACACTTATGCAGATGAGAATGAACCACT